GGGCGATAAACTTAGCCGTTATTTCTAACTAAACCAAGTAAAATCCGAAAACCTCAACACGTAAACCGTCTTAAGGTTCCATCCTCTTATGCCTCGTCTTACGACGAGATCCCCATTCTGGTTCGGTTTGGAAAGCTTATCTAAAAGATGAGCTTCGCCATTGGAACCAAAGCTCTTTCGAGCAATTGGGGTAAGGACTCGGATGTTATAGCCTTGCCATCCTCGATCGAAGCCCCCTCTTGGGGGGCAGGCGACGTCAAATGGCGCAGCAATACATCCGCCGAGGTCGTATGGACCGAAGAGTCGAAGACTCCTCGGTATCCATGCGACCACACAACGATAAGCACCCAAATAGCGAGCGCAAGCACCGCGATAACCATCGCAGCGGCGAGCAAACTCAACGATTTGGTTAGCCAATCGGAAAGCTCCTTCAACATGAGTAATGGACTCCTTAAGATAAACCGGCCTAACATTTTTCCCGCAAAAATAGTCGCTTCCGCAAGACTCAAAAAAGAGTCCGCTCGAGTAACTTTTCTCGCTATTAAGTGTAAAGCCGCAAAACGTGAAGACTTCGGTCAGCGCATCAACATCCTGTGAAGGAATAATGATGTCATCACCGTAAACTTCAATGTCCTGCAGCCTTCCACTCCCGGTGGCCACGACCCCTTCGCTTAATGCAAAGAAGATCAAGGTCTCCAGGGGGAAGGTGTACCCGTTCCCCATCGCCGAAAACTTTTCGAGAACGACCTTGCGGCCGTCCACGATTGTGTGAGACGTTCTAGCTTTCGCTAAGACGTCAAACCAGTCCTCAGGTAGGAGATCGAGCACGAGGTTCTTGCCAATAGTGTCGCTTGCTGAACTAAGATCGATGGTCGCAAGACCATCTTTCAAAGCTCTCTGGGCGGCACGCTGGTTTCGAACCTGATTGCGTATATCCTGACCAAACATCGCAAGACGTTTTGCCATATACTCGCCAATCCCTTTTTGAACATAAATGTTCCATCGGGGCTCGACGCCTATGGCACGATCAGTTTTAGCATTCTTAGGCACGACAGCGAACTTGGAATGATCAACAAGCCTTGCTTGTTCAATCTGATCAGACGCATACGTCTCCGAAAGGTACGCATGCGACAGTTCCAAGATACCAGGTGTTGCTGTTCCGGGAGTAGACCATTTGTCATACGCAGTAGTAAAACTACTGCGGGTGGCAGTGTCAGCACCCGGACCAAAACCAGACTGTGAAAGGTCTAAGTTCTCAACGGAACCCAAGATTTTTGATATTTTTCGTGAAGCGTACGAAAGTACGCTAGACACGCGGCAACTAGCAGGGCTAGTACCAGACCAATAATCTCGGAATCTCTGATTCGTCAATCGGCACTGTTCCTCTGCTGAAAACCATTTCACAATGGCCACAGCTCGGGTGTCAATGTCGGTCTCGAAATCAGGGAATTTCGTTAAGAACGAGGCACACAGGTAATCCGCTTCAAAACGATGGATGTCTCCCTCGCGGTAATCGTGAATCGGTAACTTGAAATTAATCAAGTCCTTAAATTCGCGATACTTAAACCGTAGGTAGACGCCCAACGAAATAGGCGAGTTAGCTGCTTCACAGAGCGACAGAAACACGTCCCCTAGGGCGACACGTGTCACATGGGAACTAAGCGGAGGATTTACATCCCGACGTTTAGGCCCGTTGTCGTGAGAGCGTAATTGCAGGGCTTGGCCCGTGCGTTCGCGCATACTTTTCTCCTGGTTTGATACCGATTAGTACGGCAGTTCGAAATTCTCGACCGCAGTGGTCATCACAGCATCGCTCAAGAGATTCTTGAGAAATGCTTTGACATCCTTGCGGTTTTGAAGAGTCGAACGTTTCGGGAAAGTGAATTCCGCGACACCAATACAGGTGTACGCCACCTTCGGGCTGGGGGTATAACCACCGTCGGAGCCAGAAATGACTTCTAGCACAGGAAGGCGAATGCGTGCATTGATCTTGTAAGATCCATCCACGCCATCCGCCATCTTGTCGCTGATCGTCACTTCAGGCATGCCGATGGCAATGCCCCCTGTCTTATCCTGCCACTTGGTGACAGGAACAAGACCCGTGGGTGTGAAGGTCTTATTCACTGGAGTGGTCTGGCCGTCGGCCAAGACCAAATTGGCAAATGCTGCCATTTGATTCCTTATGGAGATCGTTTATCGGATACGTCTTCCCTCACGGGAAAACGCGGTACTGAGGAGAGCGATCGCATTCGCAGCATGGGTAACACTGACAGGATTCTTGAACGTCGGCAAAGCCGGCGTCGGGAACGCTGTCAGTACTTCGCGTTGAAAACGGCCATAATAGCCGTCGCCAATGCCGTTACGATTAACGTAACTATCCACGCCAAGAAATTGAAGACGCGTCTCACTCATGGAGAAACCGAATTCAGCCTTCTTATTCTGAGAATAAGTTCCACTAACCCTTTCGAAACCTGAAAATGCATCAAGCATTTCCAAGTAATTGCCGACTGGTATGAACCAATCGACTACAAAGGAGTAGGGTAACAGTTCCCAGGCTAATAGAGCCGGATTCGAGATCCCCGTGGTTGCGAGAGCAGCTCGGGCATAACTATCCAATCTATAATGGATTGAATACTGAGCCCGATGTGTACAACGAGTACTACCAGCATGGTAGTTCTCGTATGGCCACAATCCGTCATTCATCCAGAGGACTTCAAGGGTCTGTTCAGTTTTAGCTCGCGCTCTAACTGAATGGTGCCAAGAATCCTCTCGAATGTGCTTAGCTAGGAGATCGCATGAGCCATAAATGTCTTGTAATAAGGGTTTCCACCCGTATTGCAATTCAAGCCAATAGTTTGCAAGGGTATCTCTACCCTTCATCCTTGCATTGGTGACTCGCCTTTCCAGCTTAGCATCATAACGGATACCTAAAGACTTTGCAGCATCACCAAGTCGGCCGTGCTTAAGAGCACGAGCCGCCGAGGCGACGCGCATGGCTGTGGAGCCGATGAGAGAAACAGTTTGCTTGCGTTCAGCAAAAGCTTGCGCAAGGTTTACTTTCATCCCACCGACTTCCTTAGCTATGCGTCCAATCGCTTTGTTCTTAACGTCGGCATCAGTATTAAAATACTGAAGACCGTACGGGTACATCCTATACCAAAACCAACCCCAATTACGAGAAATCGCACTTGGAGGAGGTGCTGGATACTGGCCAGAAGTTTCTGCTGAAGATATCGACAAGCTCTGATAGTCCACGGAGTACGGCAGGTCGGGAATGCGACGGTGTGTCTTCACATACGTTCCAAAGTTCGGGGTTTTAGTGCCCGAAAATGAACGATAGTAAGGATACTGAGTCACAAGATCGCCTGGGTGCCCCCATGTTCTAACTTGAGCTGCGACAAATTCAGGGTTTTTCCTGGCCATATGATGTACCTTAAAAGAACGGGCCTTCCATAGGCCCAGAAGATACCCCTCAACTTACTGTTTAGCAGCCGACAGAAGGACAAACAACGGCTTAGCACAAGCATCGCCTGGGACAGCTATCATGTACGCCTCCAATACATCCAAAAGGGGAGGAAGGCCAAAGCCTTCCGCCTCTTGAATGTAAAGGTCGATCGCACGGTAGACAGTATCAGCCGTTGCAAGAATGCCAGTCATAATTCGTCCTATTGAAAGTTACTAAGCAGGAGAGGAGGGGTAT